GTCGCTGCCAGCGTTCCCGTCAGCTTCCGTGCCATCGACAACGCTGCCTTCGACATCATCGCCTTCATCACCTTCAAGTTCCAGAAGGGCTGGGCTATGTTCCGCGCTCTCCACGTCTATGCACACGGTGCCTACACCAAGTTGCAGTCACCATTCGGCAAGGTTACACCCGTCGAGCTCACTCTTGACGACAACATTGGTGAGAACATTGCCAAGGAGATTGCCAAGATGTACGACAAGGGATTCGAGGGCGAACCTGAGATCATCATGGACAAGACCACTGAGGTGGCTCTGAAGTTCAAGAAGCTCATCCCCGGCACCACCGATTCGAACCGCACCGTCATCGAGGACGGCCGCTGCGTAGGCTACAAGTACAAGGTGAGCCCCTACGTTGACTACGCCATTGCAGCCAACGGCGTAGCTACCAAGGACGTTGAAGACGGTAAGCCTGTTCGCTATATCGCTATCGGTCACTTCGGCTATCTGGCAGAGCAGCAGCATGGTGAACTGCGCTTCAACATCGACGGCACCAGCCAGGCCAACTTCGACCGTGGAACGGTTGCTATCGGCATGAGCACCGACTACTCGCTCACCGAGCTTTCCGGCAAGGTGAACGGCGGCGACGGCACACCGCAGGCATTCGCCCTCATCAAGTTGTCCGAGCCTACCAGCTCTAACGAGATTGGCAATTAAGCACTGAACCATCCATCTCTCTTGAATAATTTCATGGTTTCTTGACCGCCCGGTGGCTCCGATGCAGCAGCAATAGGTTGTCTGCCGGGCGGTTTCCTTAAACAAGCACAGCAATGAAACAAGTCGACGAAATCATCTACGATGCCATCCGAGCAGATGAAGCACTCATGACTGCCACCAGTGGTCATGTGGTCTCCACCTGTTTTGAGGTGTCACCGACAGAGGCAGATAACACTCCGCTACCCTACATCATCGTGACCGACGACGGATTTCAGAACCAAGTCGAATCGAAAGACGATGGATGGGAAGGTACGGAAGACCGCGTGAGCGTCGGCGTGGAAGTTGCTGCCGAGAGTCCGCAAGAGGTGAAGCGTCTTATCAAAATGGTGCGCAAATCTGTCGCCAGCTACATCGAACAGATGTACGACGATGGTGATGACATACCAGAACTTGACAGCCTATCATCCGACGGCCTCGCTTGGGACTGGACGAAACCGTGTTATTATCAGCGATTGACTTATCAATGTATCACTCAAACTGAAGAATAAGTATGAAAGGTCAGAACTTACGAATAATGATTGGCTCACCTGCCAAGTGCGTGGCCTTCTCGACCAGCTGTAGCTACCATCTCAGCGCGACCTTGGAAGATAGCTCAACCAAGGACGATGAAGGCGGCTTCCAGAAGCAGGAGGTTACGGGCATGGCTGGCGACATCAGCTGTGATGCGCTCTACTCGACGGAAACGGACGCGACGGGCGTGAATGGTGAGCAGGCACTGGATATGTTGCTGGCTGGACAGGAGGTGGACGTAGAGTTCACAGCCACCAACGGCGACAAGAACCGCACCGCAACTGGCACGAAATACTCTTGCAAGGCTATCGTCAACGACATCTCGATCAATGCGCCAAACCGTCAGAACGTGACGTACACCATCCAGATGCAGATGAACTCCAAGCCGGTAAAATCGAGCGAATAATTTGTTTGTTACGCCCGCCGAGGCAGACAAATGCACGGCGGGCATTTCCTTAAAAAGAAGAAATCATGATTACAGAAAAAACCATCAACATTAACGGTCAAGATGTAAAGATGCGCTATTGCGCAGCAGCGGAAACGGGCTACGAGAAAATCTCGGGTAAGTCTTCGGCTGTGTTCCTGCCCAAACTCGGTAAGAACGAAAAAGGTGAAATCGTAGTCAAAGCAGCACCTGAAGCCAAATCAGAAGACTTTATCCTGCTTGGCGTAGCTGCCATCTTTGCAGCCTACGGCAAAGACAATCAGGAGGCTCCCATCAGTCTCAAGTACGTCTTGTTTGATGCCCAGCCGACTGAGGTGACATCCATCATCACATCGGTCGTGGAACTCCGCAACAAGTGGTACGAGATGCCAGCAACGGTTGACCATGAGAAGAAAGGAGACGCGACAAAAAACCCCCAACAGCCTGCGAAACGTACAAAACGGTCGTAGGCGAGATCGGGTACAATCGACGTGAATATCTCTATGAGCTTGAGTACTGGGAAATATATCAAGTCATCAACGGCTACAGACAACGGCATGTACTACAATACCAACTGCAACGCATGAACGTATGGGCCTCGATGTTCTGCTTGGGCAACCCGAAAGGAAAAGAGCCACAAGAGATTATACCACTCTACTTTGACAAGGAAGACGAAGACGAAGAGCCGCCAACGGAAGACGAGGTTAAGCGCATTCGTCAGGAGATTATCGAAGAGAATAAACGTAAACAACAACAGATATGAATACACTCATCATCATTGCAGCCTTCGTGCTGGCTATCTACGTGGCGGTGGTTATCGCCGTCAACAAGCAGATACCGAACTCGCTCAGCGAGTCAGTCTATTACCTGCCTACGAAAGGGCAATGGCTTTGGACGGCAGTCATCGCCACCATCGCGCTTTGCACCATCCCGCCATTCGTGTCGAAGACCATTCCCGCCATCCAGTGGCTGGCGTTCCTTGCCTGTGCAGCCCTCGCTTTCGTGGCCGTCTGTCCGCTGATGGGTAAGCCAGGCAATCCCGACGACGGCGACGGCTCCTACAGCGTTCACATGGGGGCTGCTATTGCCTGCGGGGTACTCTCTCAGATTTGCGTCATCGTGACGAATCCCTGGTTCCTATTGGCGTGGGTGCCTTGGCTGCTGGCATTCGTGTGGATCACCAAAGACGGAAAGTGGCACACGGCCATGTTCTGGGCAGAGATGATATGTTTTGCAACAGTTTTTATATTTGGTTTATCATAGCAGTTTAATTTGTATTTTAATTTTTTATTATTGTAAATGGTGATAAGTTGGGGGAGGCAGCGGCCTCCCCGTTTTTGTTACCAGTTGACGGTTTCGTCTTCTACCCATTCATCATTGCTGCCAAGATTCAGCGTGCGACCAGCACCGACGATGCCACCAGCGTAGGAGCTGACATGATTCCGCTGTATCGGCACGTCAGAGATGGTCACGCTGCCGATGGTGATCTCGTCTGTGCCAACGAGCGCAACAGTCATATCCGTCTGCCAGGGTGACGCGCTGCAGATGGTATAGAACGAAGCGGCGAGTTTCGTGGTGCCGATATAGCTGCTTGGGATATTGACGACCAAAGGTGTCGGCGAATCGGCCACACCTTCGCCCGACTTATAATTCAGACCATAATACCATGAGGAAGGCATGACAACGAGCTTTGCAGCCCCTTCTGGAACGACATCAGTCGCGCTGACACGAAGCCGACCGACACAGCGAGAGAGCGACACAGACTGGCTGCTGCCTGAATTTGGTTGAACATTGAGCGACAGGGAACCATGAAACGTATCACGCACACTGCCCCAGGTGATAGTCTTTGCATCGGTATCAACGACGGGATCAGAACCGCGAGAGGCGACGAAGTAGAACGTGTGGTCGCCATAATCGAGCGAGAGCGAAGGAGAGCCGAAGGTGGCATCTGTGCTTGACTGGTGGACGGACTGCTGGAGAGCGTCGCCAATGTAGTCGAACACCCAAAGATCGTTCATCGTGAGCTCCGTCAGCGTGGCGCGAGTCGATGCCCGCAAGCCTATGAAGTCGAAGGTGACGGTTTTCTTGTCGAGCGTATCAGCCCAGGCGACATTCACTTTGGCAGTAGCATTTTCTTCGCCGTCTGTGCGGTCACACGACGAAAGGCAGAGGGTTAAGAGACTGAGGGAAATCACGCCCAGTAAGAGATTCACAACGAGTTTGTCGCGGTGCGACAGGTTAAATACTTTTTTCATAGTCGTTTGTTTTTGATAGTTTATATTTAAGGGGAGGGGAGCACACATCACCGCCCTTTGTCCTTTTTTCAGTCGAGTCGCTTGATGTAGACATAGCCAACGAAGAACTTGTGGCCGTCGTCTTCATCTTCGCACGCCTCAATAAATGCTGTGCAGCGATAGGGAAACTCGTTGGCCGTGAGCCAGCAGACCATTTCCGTCTGTCCGCTCGGTATATATCCGAGGTGATGCCTGTCTTCGGCCACAATCTTGATAGCGTCAGGATCAAACTCATTGTCAGGTTCTGGCACGAGAGCGCACTCCACACGGCCAGTATATCGGCTGATGCCCTGGCGGTGGTTAATGCCTGCAATCTTCAGAATGCGCAGATTGTCGTAGATGGAGAGCCAACCGCCATCGCCGCGAGGTTCAGGGAGTGGCCCGCTATACGTGCCCGATTCGATAGCAGAAACGGTCAGGCTGTCGCCCACGATGCCTGCCTGGATAGCGGCCTCGATATGCTGGGCATCTGTGACGATGTTTGGCTGCACATCTCCGCTCGGGCTGTTTTCCGCCATTCCTTTCAAGTTCTTGCCGCTGATGAGTGCATAGAGTACCAATGCGCAGACGGCCAACAATGCAAATAAAAATAGTGTCATACTTTTAATATTTTAATGGTTAGACATTCTTTTCCGTTTCTTCGTTTCGAGCTTCTCTGCTATCATGTCGAAGTCCTCATGTACCGACTCCGCCAGCACCTTTGCATAGCGTTGCGTCTGCGTGATATTCGTGTGTCCGAGCATCTTCGAGACATTTTCGATCTTCACCCCATTGCGCAGCATGTAGGTTGCGAAGGTGTGCCGGGCGAGGTGTGAGTGAAGCCGTGTCTTGATGCCTGCCATATGTCCGAGTGCCTTCAAGTGGCGGTTATAGTCAGCATTTGAGAGTTGCGGGATTTCCCAACCATACTTTTCGAGAATCTTCACCGCCGGAGGGAGAAGTTGTGAAACATACGGCACACCCGTCTTGATGCGTTCGCCGACATGCTTCCATGCTTTGCCGTCCCACTTGTAATCGCTTGCGTTGAAAGCCTGCATGTCGGAGTAAGGCAAGCCAGTGAACATCTGGAAGATAAAGAGATCATGAACGACATCGAGCTCCGAACCCTTTGGCAGAATGATAGCCTCGAAACGTTTCATTTCTTCCTCAGTGAGATATTCCACGTTTTCTTTTTCACCTCGCTTGAACTTCCCACGCAGATACTCGTAGGGGTTGACATCTATCTTCCTGAATGATTTGGCGCGATTGAGTAGAGCCTTCAGGCACTTGTGGTAGTTATACACAGCCGCATCGCTCAGCCTCTCAGGTTTTACACCCGTTTTACGCCTGGCATCACTCAGCGGCTTCGTCTGCTGATGCAGCCAGACATCGAAGTTGGCAATATTCTCGACGGACACATCTTGCCACCTGATCATCTTGCCATATTCCGTCAGTCGTGCGACGAGCGGCTTGTAATGCTTTGCAGTCCCTTCTGTTATGCCGAGTTTCGGGAGTTGCTTCTCAATCCAATCAATAAAGGTACTGTCATCGGATTGCGATTCAATTACACGCCATACCAGTTTCTTGATGTTTTCGGTATCGAGAGGAACACCTAACTTGATACAGTCATTCACACCTTGGCATACTTTTTCATAGATAGTGGCCAGGCGGTCGTTGAGCATCTGGGCATCAGGACGGTTGACCACTCTTCCTGCTGCCCACTCATTTTTATAAATTTGTACGCCTGTACTTATATATATTGATTGGCGGTCGATGGTCACGCGAACCTCGACAATACCTTTCTTCTTCTGTTTACACCAGCCTCGCCGGTCGAATATAATCTTAGTTGTTATCATATCTTGCTTTACTTGTTTTACACCACTTTTTGACCACTGTAAAACGAATGTAAAACATTGCGTCCGAAATTGTCTCAAAATGGCTTGTTTTGTTTTTCTCCTAATCTCTCCAGATTTAACGCTAAACCCTTTATTTACGGTGGATGCAGCGATTTTTCGCATAACCACAACCACAAAAAAAGTGATCCGTTTGGGGCTATGCGTGATTTGACGGAAAGGGCGATATATAGAGGGGTTAACACGATGGTATTAGACGGCGGCGTGTAAAACATGTGTAAAACACGCAGCCACACGAAGGTTAATATGGGGTATATCAATATCATAAGTGCGAAAGTTCTTTTGGTTCAGGCTCAGCACTCCCCAATGGGAAAGGATGCATGCCTATGACTTCATCTGCCTGGTATTTGCTCAACTGTTCACGAAGCATGGCGTTTTCACGCTTAAGAGCGTCCATCAGCTCATGGAGCGTTGCGATATGTTTGTCTTTTTCGGCTAACTGATTCTCAAGCAAAGCAATCTTTTCCTGATACATCGGCGATATGATTTTGTTGATTGCCTTCTCGTACATGAAGCAATCATCGATGGATGAGTGACGTGCTGGCTCATGTGGAGGGTTGGCATCAAGAAGGCGACGAGATTCAGCGAGTACCATGTCTGCCGCCTGCTGGCGAGAGATGCAGTCGCTCTTGCCCCGAAGGTAGTCGATATTCAATTCCCTGAATCTGTCACATAATGCACGGATGGCATCTTCGCTGACAGACTTGACGTGACCGTTCTTGATTCTGGAGATGAGATTGGGGCCAAGACCAGCTTTCACGGCTATGTCGCCCTGATTCTCCGCGAGTCCGTTATCAATCAGCCACTCGATGGCATCCATGAAAAGTTCATTCTTTGGCTTCATTTTAGCACAAATAACCACGTTTAATCTTAAATAACCTTAAATTTAACCACAAATCACCACGTTTTAGCACGTAGTTTCATTTTAAGTTTGTATATTTGCACCCGACAAGCAAGCAAGCGAGTAGGGCACGAGCACAAAAATAGCCGTCAGGCGTTAGAGCGTCTTTTCGCATAAATGCTCACGGCATTTGCAAAGGTAGTGGGTTGCAAATATACAATAAAATTGTGCTCGTTGTCCGAAAGCAAGCAAAGTTTTAAGATTAATTAAACCAAATATGGTAGCAGAGAAGGTAACAAAGGAAATGCTTTTCAAGCTGAACATCGGAGATCAGAGAGTGTTCACGCTCCCGTCATGGGGAAAAGCCAGAAGTGCTCAGAGCTATGCCAACTCGATGAAGAAGGCGACGCTGGGCACCAAGGATCAGCGCGAGTTTAGTGCCGTCATCGGTGACCCTGACCCAGAGACAGGTCGCTGCGGTGTAACCATCACAAGAGTATCGTGACTATGGACAGCAAACTGAGAGCGGAGATAGTGGCGACGGTAAGGCAGGCGATGACGACCTACGCAGAGAAGTGGGTGACGGCAGAGGTGCTGTGCGAGCACGTCGGCACACTTACACCACGCTTCCTGAAGGATCATGGTCAGATGTTCAACCGTACCCGTGTAGAGTGGACCGATGAGAATGGAGCGGAGCACATTCAGGGCTGGCTCTATCCGCTGCATGAGATACAGGAGATGATGGAGGACGGCAGGATCAAGAGACTGCAAGTGAGGTGAAAAAGGCGATATAAAGAGGTATTTAGTTATAATGATTGTTTCTTATTGCAACAGCGGTTGCCAATTCTTTTTATACGTAATAATCATATTGAAGTTCAAATGTGAAGCACTACCAGCCCGCTGTGAAGTTCGCTGGTTTTCTATAACAAAGAGGAATCAGGATAAGACATATTAGGAGGGTTGGCCGAGAGGAAAGGCACCGAGAGCGTGAGGCAATACTGAAAGCGCGAGGTACGTCGGGGGTTCGAGTCCCTCACCTTCCACAAAACGCCGAGGGACGCGCAGAGGCAATCCCGGTAAGTAGGCAGCATCATTTGTTGAGATCACTGAGGAGGTACAGCAGCCATGGCGCAAGCCTGTACGTGTATCGAATCGAAACGGCAGCGAAACAGACCGACAAGCCGACGGAGTGGAAGAGACGGTACCCAATCCGTAAGTACAACCAGAGGCGACAAGGTAATTTCCGAATCCAGATGCTCACGAGTTGGGCGAGGTGCAACAGGCACGTGGATAGGTAGTAGTGTAAGGCCGAGGGAAGGGTGGGAGAGAATGAAAGCCGAATGAGCCGCAGGAATGCGGAATTTGAAAGAACGTACAGATGGAGCGAGGTTCGCTATATGTCACCAGCGAATAACCAAGTATCTTAGGCAGGGTTTGGCACCTGCATGAGCCTCACTTCTGATAAATATATATGGTATGCCGTATAGCTCAGTTGGTTTAGAGCTGGCCGTGAGCGGCTGAGTCGCCGGTTCGAATCCGGCTACGGCGACGAAAGACTTTAAGATTTGTTTTCATAAGCAATTTTTTGTTATGGCATTCACACGTCACCGCCGCGAGGTTCTGACGGTTTTCAAATTATTTTATGTTATTTAATTTTTTCACCCGTCACCGCCGCGAGGTTCTGACGGTTCTTGCAAATTTTTCTATATCATTCGAGTTTGAATTTTTTTACCCGTCACCGCCGTGAGGTTCTGACGGTTTTCAACAGATTATTCACTTAAAATATATCAGATATGAAACAGAATGAATTAAGCGAAGCGCAGGAATTAAAGTACATCTTGCGCCAAATTGGTTTTGGTGCCGTTCTCGGTGCCGCGTTTTTGGCCGTCGTATATCTCGGTGGTCTTCTCGCCCATCTCGTCAGCGGCATGTAATGATCTACAGCAATCGACCATACCACGCTGGAGGCGAATGGCACTGCCCATTCCCACCTGAATGGGTGAAGAAGATGCGCCACGCGGTGAAGGTGTGCGAACGGCTGACCGCTGAAGACATCGAGGCATTCGACCATGGCAACATGAGCTACCGACTGCCACCATGGGACATCCTCGACGAAAAGCAAGACGCTCGCGGCTTGCCTCTTTCATGGTGTAAGAAAGAGGCTGAGCGGTTCTCTCGTCGCAGGGGCAGTTGCATCGACATCTACGACTACTCCTCAATCCCCGAGATGGTCATCACCAACGGTTACGACGATTGGCCGCTGAAGACCAAGGGAAAAGTATTACAAGCGTAAAACTTAAAAAGCAAAAAGACAATGAAATTAAGATTTTCGAACAACCTCGATGCCATTGGTGGTGAGTCAGAGATTTCTCCCGAAGAGATTGCAGGCAAGGCAGGCATCGAGCGCATCGCCAGTCTCTCGAAAGAGGCTATCGCTATCGCACACGACATCTTCAAGCATCACCCAGAGTTTAAACAAGTAACGCTCGACACCATGACCGACGAAGAGCGCGGGCTGATTGAACAGTCGAAGAAGAACAACAACCAAAATTAGTATACGATTATGGAAAAGATTAAGATGTCATCAACTGGCATTTATGTCATTCAGGGCTTGTTCCTGAAATTACTTGGTAAGACATTCCAGCTGCGGGATGTGGTTTTTCACAGTTTAAAAGATGCAGATCCGAAGCGGCTTGTGGCGGTAGTCAGGCAGCATGATTTCCAATACGGAGAAACTTCTGTAGGCTACGTCTGGAAGTTTGAACCTGCTGAAGATGGTATGGTTGTCGGCAAAATTTGGCTCGGCATGAACGACAAGGGAGAGGGATCGTACACAGTGATTGAAACGAAAGACATCATTGGATGGTGTTATTTAGATGAACCTGTAAATGAGAAGTAATTATGGAATTTCAAGGACGTATAGCAAAGCTGCTGCCCATCCGTCAGGGTGTGAGCCAGCGCACGGGCAACGAATGGAAGTCGCTGCCTTTTGTTTTTGAGTATTTCGAGCATGAGAGTGACCGATACGCAGACAGCGTAATACTGGAGACATTCGACACCAACGTGATTGACAACCTGAAGGAAGGCATGGAGGTTATATGTGGCTTCGGTCACAAGGCCAAGACCATCACCAAGCAGGATGGTACACAGACCACTATCAACGAAATGCGTCTTTACAAGATTGAATCAGTCCGAAAGGCACAGAATCATCCCGCACAGCAGGCGAACACTCAGGCAGCGGGACAACAGCCAACGCCTCAGTATCAAACGCAGCAGCGGCCACCATTCCCACCGCAGGTAGACCAGTACGGCAATCCAATTCAACCTATAAATCCAAACGAAGATGACCTCCCATTCTAACACCCCAATCATTCAAGAGATAGACGGTGTTCAATATGAATTCGTCTACAATTCGCAAGGAACGCTCATTAAGAAGTGCTGCGCCTCGTGCAAGTACAAACAGCCGAAAGACCAGGAAGGGCCGCGACGAACTTGCACCTACACACCAGGCAATCCGCAAACGGTTGACAAGCGCGACTGTTGCGTGTTCTGGTATATCAGCGATGAGACTGACAAACTGAAGACAGCATGTAGCAAACGACAGGAGAAGAGCGACGATGAAACATCAGAGTGAGGACTATTTCAGCGAGTGGTGGCCGATAGAGGTCACCACTCTCAATCATGAGAGCGTATGAACTACGAAGAGATACAAAAGGCCGTCGGCAATGCCGCTGCCATCTTCAAGCTCGTCTGTGGTGTCGGCAACAATGCCGCGTGGGTGGTGATGATGGAGGGCTACGACCATGCCCGACGCTGCAAGGCATTCCGCAAGAGTCTGAAAGGCGGTCACCTCGTGGGCTGGTACTTCAAGAAAGCCGTGCGCAGCTTCAATGACTACGAGCGCAATCTGGTGGCGACCAAGACCAATCGGATGTTCCATGTGGCAGACATGCCCGACGACGTGAGGCGCAAGTATGGCAACATCAGCGATGAAGAATATTACGAGTTTTGGAAAGGTGTCGGCGGTGTCGCCTATGCCAAGACCAAGCCGCTAATCACATCGCTGGTGAATAAGTACCGCGTGAGCCTCGTGCAACATGACGTGAAGGATGCCGACCATGTGGCTTGGGTGATGACCGCACAGGCCGCGCTCGACCTCTCGCTGGCATTGTTTGAGAGTGCCGCGAAGGAGTGTGAGGTGGGGCTGAAGTTGCATCGCAAGGTGATAGACGAAGTATTCTCGCAGTTCTCGCTGAAGCCAGTCTCAAATGACTGGATGCGGGCACTGATGCTTCTCGCCCCTGAGACCGATCCCATCAAATTGTCGGACGTGGAAGAGCGAAACATCGACCTTGGCCTGCAACAGCTGATGGAGGCGTGGCTTGATCCCGAACTGCTCTACTCGTCGGCATCAGGAGCCGTTGACGACTTCAAGGAGATATTCGCCACGAAAGGTTTTGTGAAGAAGGTGCAGCGCGAGATAGCCGAGGTGAAGGCAGACACATTAAGAGAAATTGAAAACGAAAAAAGAGAAGGGTGACGAATCCGATAAGAAGCTGGACGGGTATGCTTGGCCTTCCACGTCACCCTTTTAATACTTTAGGAACTATGGCAAGAATATACAAAAACGGAGAGGTAGCCATCAGAGTCAAGGACATTGTGGCTGTTCATATTCCTTCAGACGACGATACGATTGTAGAAGTATGCACGACCTACCCACTGGCCAATTTCAGATTTCAGTGTAAATCTAATGAAGCGGCGAAATCATTATGGCAGCAAATATCCGATGAAATGGTTAAGGAGCTATGAGCGAAGATAATAAAATACCACTGCCAGGACAACCTGAGCCAGTGCCAGACTTCCTGAAAGAGCGAGGATGGTTCGGTGTTGATGTTTCAGGCTTGCTGCTTGACTTTACCGAACCGTACCACCCGCCACGATGGACGCTCTCGCATAATGGCACACCATTCGCCAACCGTGGAGAACTGCACATCGTAACAGGTAAGAGCGGACACGGCAAGACGGCCTTTATGTCGCAAGTGATGGCCACCCTGCTCTGTGGTAAGTTCGGTAATATGCAATATGAAGGCGAACCGCCACACATGCCTGTTGTGCTCTACATCGACACGGAGATGGGTAAAGATGACACCATCGCTATCAAAAACCGCGTCTGCTCATTGGCTGGCATACCATTCAATGAGCCGTGCGAACGGTTCAAGGTGGCAAGGCTCAGAGATACGGTGACTGCTGCCGAACGTTGGCAGCAAATCCTGAAACTCGCCTACGTCATTAAGCCAGACGTGATGTTCATCGACGGACTGCTCGATATTGTCGAGGACTACAACGAGCAGAAAGAATGCACACCCATCATCCGCGAATTGATGATCATGGCGACACACTATGACATGTCAACCTGGTGCGTGCTGCATGAGAACCCGACCACGGAGAAGATGGTCGGCTCACTCGGTAGTATCGCCCAGCGCAAGGTGACCGAGGTGTTTGCCGTCCGCAAGCATAAAAACGAGAAGGAGAAAGACAAGAAACCCAACCGACCGCCCATCTATTTCTCAGTCGAACAACTGAAAGCCCGTGGAAAGGATGTCGATGACTGGGATTTCGAGATACTCTCAGTCGAAGGTTGGGGCCGTCCGCAGGAAATCAGCGACACACCGACTCCACCTCCTCCACCAGCCGACAGCAGCGAGATACTGAAGAAGCAGATTGTCAAGTGCCTGCTCGAGTTCCTCTCTCCACCTAATAGCGAGTACTTCTCCAACATCGTGAAGGAACTGAAGAAGCGGATGCACGTTGGCGAGACGAAAGCCAAGGAATACTTCAACGAGGCCAACAGTGCGGGCGTTTTCAGTCTGCCTGTCAATGGCCGATATACTCTCAACACGTCACAATGCGACGCGATACTAAATGATTTACCATTTGCACCAAGCAACGATTAACGATATGACAAAGAATGAATTTATACTCCAGGCGATGATCAGCATGGCCGGAAGCAAAGGTCAGTTTAATAACACCTTCCAATGCGTACACCAAGAGGCAAAGCACGTAGCAGATGCGGCAAAGATATTGGCCGACGCTGCTGAAGAGGTCGCACACTTTGATGTAGAATGATTCAGAAACCCTCAAAAACCCTGAAACCCCTCATGCGCACACACACGCGCGTTATGGTTATACAGTCCTTGCAAAACCCCGAAACCCTCAACCCCTATATATTTATATAAATATATATAGGGGATTGAGGAGGGTATTCAGGTTTTGTGGGGTTTTCGTCAGGGTTTTACAGATAATCGACTTCTGAGGACTCCGAAAACATTCTTTGCAAAGATTTCGCAAAATGTTTGCAAAGATTTCGCAAAATGTTTGCAAAGAATCGAAAATCGGCTACTAAGCCGATAACCACCCTTTATACTATATCGCTTGCCACCCTTTATACTATATCGGTTGACACCCTTTATACTATACGACCTTTTCCGACCATTTCCGACCTATTATGCCAAAGATCAGCGAAGACATCATCCGCTCAGTCATTGAGCACGCCAAGATTGAAGAGGTCGTAGGCGACTTCGTAGACCTCCGCAAGGCTGGCGTGAACCTCACAGGGCTGTGCCCGTTCCACGACGACAAGACCGACGGCAACTTCATCGTCAGACCATCGACGCTATCATACGACAGGCCAGGGCGCAACAGTTACCGCTGCTTCGTCTGCGACGCGAAGGGAGGCCCCGTGCAGTTCCTGATGAAAGCGGAGAACATGAGCTTCCCAGATGCCATCCGCTACCTTGGCAAGAAGTACTCAATCGACGTTGACAATGTACCGCTCAACTGGACTCCACCGCCACCAAAGCCAGTGCCGCCACCACCGCCCGTGCTGGAGATACCTCGCTCATACGTCAGCCGAACCATCGAGATAGAGACCGAGCGCACGGTGATATTCACCTACTGGCTGCGCGGTCTGCCTTGGGATGATGAGCAGCAGGCGAGACTCCAGCAGACGCTCTGGATGTACTGCGTGGGCGGTTGGAAGGACGGTCGCGTCGTATTCTGGCAAATAGACCACACGGGCGTGCCTCGCTCAGCCAAGCTGATGAAGTACATGCCCGACGGCCACCGCGACAAGACGCAGCACCCTGGATGGATATATAACCAAGACGGATGTCGCCAGCAGCTCGACCCCGACCACCACACCATCTTGAAACCGCTCTTCGGCAGTCACCTGCTGAACAGATACCCTAAGGCGGTCATCAACATCGTGGAGAGCGAGAAGACCGCCATCATCATGGCCAACTACTACGGCAACCACGACAGCCAGATATGGCTGGCCTGCGGAGGACTGAAGCATCTCCAACTCGACAGCCTTCAGCCGCTGATAGACCAAGGGCGCACGATATGGTTGTGGCCTGATAAGGATGGGCGCGAGGCATGGCAAGAGGTATGTGACAAGCTGGGCTACGACCATTGCCGAGTATATACGCACTTCTTCGATACCTGTTGGACTACAGCCGACGGTGACAAGGCCGACATCGCCGACATCGCCATCCGCATGATGCGCACAGGCGAGGGGCCTCGGGCGGAATCAGAGGGACAGGTCCATGATTCTTCGAAAAAGAATCAAGCGACCTGTCCCCATGATTCCGCGACCGATTCCCACCTCGCAATCATGAATGCCATCGGTGACTATGTGGTGATACACCCTGACGGCGAGCCATTCCTCCCCGAAGACGAAATGGCTGACCCTCGCCTCCGCCTTTGGCGCGAGATTCTAAGACGTAGATACAATTTCAAAAGATAATCAAATGGAAAATAGAGAATTAACAGACAGTGAGGTTGAAAAGATTATAAACCACTTCCTCGGTGATGAATATCTTAATGAAGTAGACGTTTTTGTCGGTTATACCGACATACTTGGAAGTAATTATCTGACTGAAATCTACAATGACAACAATCTTCTAATCAATATATGCGTATATACAATTGCATTTAGCGATGAAGACCTCACACCTGAAGAAGTCGTAGGATATATACGATGCGAGATGGAATATGTGATGCCTAATGCGAAAGTGAGGAAGAACATGATGAACAACAACATCGTAAGCCTTGATTTTGAATGGTATTAGCGATTTTCTTAATTCTTAACTCTTAACTAAAATGATAAACGACCAGAAAAGCCAAGAGAATGCTGGCGTTCGCAACGTATCGACAAAGGTACCATTATGGATGGCCGACCTTCTCAACATCATCTGCGCAGCGCGAGGTACCGACATCTACGGCCTGATGCAACTCGTCTTGGAGTTCATCGTCGAGACAGCCAAAGTGTCGGGGCCAGTACCGCCACAGATGCAAGCACTCATCAACATGCTGAAGATGGATGCCGACTGGAACAAGGCCTTCTCCTTCGCCAATCCGACCGCCACGATGGATGTCGCCCAGGTGATCCTCGTACTCCAGCAGCACGACGGCAAGGAACCGCGACAGGGATTTGGCCTCGCGATGATCGACAAGCCTTTCCTGCCAGGAGAGACACCCGTGATGACCCTCTGCGTCGACGACATACTGGAGCGTATCGTGGAGGTATCAATGAAAGGACTCTACAAAGAGCTCCGGCAGATTGGCGCGAACATGGAGAGCGAGAGCATACGCGAGACACTGACGATGCTATGTGACACTGCGCTCATCGACCATCTGAACGCCATCAACGATGCCGAGATGCCGAAGATGGGCGACTTCAGCGACTTCGGAAAGACCATTGAGTATGGCAATCGCACCAAGCGCAAGCCACACCGCACGCCCGACTCACTGGCTAACAGTCAGCAGCGCATCGTCTTCGACGACTTCGACCGCGACATTGCTGATATGGAAATTAAAGACTGGGAGGGCGAACAGCATGATACCAGATGACGAACCATTCAAGTTTGCTGAGCCGCGAAAGCACAACAAGCCCAACCCCGAACTGGAGAAGAAACTCTACGACCTCGGATTCAGACCCTTTGGATATGAGTGGTAATGTAACCCTGAAGCGCGACAAGAAGGCGAAGGACTGTTGGCTGATCACCACAACCGACAAGGAAGGTTATCATCGCCAGCTGCCTATCACCTTCGACGACATGCGCGAACTGGTTAGACTTTGGATTGAAGAAACGATATGAGCAAGAAACGCAACTGGCGAGGCGTATCTGACAAGGTAGCCAAGGACAAGCAGGAGATATACAACAGCTGCGAGTGGAAGGAGTTGCGCATTGCGAAACTCAGGAGCACCAATGGACTTTGCGAAGAATGTCTGAAGCAAGGCATCGTTACACCAGCCCGATGTGTGCATCATGTGGTACCTATTGAGACAGCCCGAACCAAAGACGAGATGCGCCGACTCGCTATCGACTGCGGACTTCAAGGCTTGAAAAGTTTGTGCTTTGCCTGTCATGCCCGCATTCATAAGGAGCTGGGCAGCAACACGGCGAAGATAGTACGCCAGCGAGCCGAGGCAAGGCAAGACCGATGGAAGGACAACATCATGAGTAAATTCATAATCAATAATCAAGAAACTATGCAAGAGAACAAACGATTGGGTATCTTCGGCACCATGAACTATGACAAGCTGAAGGACATGACAATGGATGAGCGCAAGAGCGCAGTGACTAACCATGCAAAGGACGTGCTGAGCCGCAAGACAATGGACGGCAAAGGTCCACAGATACCAGACGACGACCACGACCCATACGACGTGACGGCTGAGTACACCATCATGGACTGCCACTACAACAAGCAGGGCAAGATACTCGCCACCTTCAAGGCACAGCGAACCACTGAAGACTTGACCATCGAGCTGACATCATTCGAGTCCGTCACATCATAACTCCGGGCGTATCGTTTTTCTTTCGACCCCTCTTCGATTCCGAAAT